CTGTCCCAGTACCATGACCATACTGTAGGATTATAGCAATATTAACTCCTGCATTTTCGTTTCTGTTAAACCAGACGATATTGTATCCGTAAGGACTTATTTCTGTTTTAAAGTCCCAAGAAGAAGCAGTTAAACCAGATTCAACAGGCGTGGACTTTGCTAATGCGGCAACTCCCGCGGAGCCATACTTAGTTAAAATTGGTTGAAGCTTCAATTTTTGAGCTTTACTAAGAAATCTTTCTGTGTTTTTAAAACTACCTTTATGTTTGAACGTTATCATAGATCACCCTCTTGTATTTAGTTGTGCTCGTCTTTGAGCATTGAGAGCTCTATTCCTTGCAAGTACTTCTTGTCTTGTCATCTTCTTGCTTGGTTGATTCTTAATGTTACATACATTAATTAAAGTTAATAAACGATTAAGGTGCCATTTTTGGCACTCAAAAGGTATATTGAGAGCAATCATCCAATAATAAATTATCTCCGCAGTGATTATGTCTCTATTAATTCCGCGTTGTTTTTCTTTACTACTAAAAGTTGTGGCTGTCATTGGATCTTCTATATAAGCACTTATCTTAGCCATAACGTCGGAATTAATATTCTGAAAAACCTCCGGAGGAACATTCTGAGTTATTGTCATGAATCTTATATAGTCAATTGTTTCCGCCCTAGAGTGACCTTCCCTAGTTAGAAAAGGTTTACCCCATTTTGACTCCCATTTAGCTAAGGAGACCAGAGAATGCTCCAAGACAATTGTCCGACCTTTAACTATAAAGAAGACATTCTGTTTCTCGTCATATACCTCTTTATCCGGTATTTCGATGGTTAGCATTACTCTGGCCTCCTCAACTTATTACTTTACTTGTTCTTCCATGCCTTCTGGAAGAATGGCATTAACAAATTTGGCAGCAGCATCAGCATCCGTGGCTATTTCCATAAATAGATTGCTGTACGCCTCAGTTTGAGAAAAGGCAGTTGACAGTTCTTCACTTTTAACAAAGCGACGACCATCCGCTGATTTCTCACCATAAGAATCCAGAATGATGTCCTGGAACAATTTAATGATCTCTGGGCCATCTTCTGTAGCTACGATCTTATTAATCTTTTGGGTAAGACCGCCGGTAATGGAGAGTTCCATCTTTGTGAGTTCAGCTTTTGATAGATTAAAGTAGAAATCCTCTTCCCTATCAACTCCATTATAATCCGTATACTTAATGGTTTTCTTTAGCATTTTGTTTCTCCTTTCAAAAGTTTATCGTTCTTGTATATTGAATACTGCAGATCGTTCTTCTGTCCTTCCGCCCAAAGTGGTGATTTGACAGGTAACGGTATAACTTTGCTTTACCGTTCCGCCCGAAAGCCAAGCACTAATGATGCCAGACGTAAGTTGTTCTTCGGCAATAAGGGACATCCCTGTAGGAACAGTAACCGCAAAACTATCTATCGTATCTTCACCTAGCCATTCCCTCCAATCCCAGTTATAGTCTAGGATAGCATCAGGATCTTTTATAAAAGTTTTCATATCACCTCTCTAGGTTCTTCTTTAATGTCGTTCGTACGATTTTCTGAAAGAACAGAATATATACGTTCTGGCGGAGGTTCGAGAATATCCATTAATAATAAAGGATCACTAACTACCGGAAACCCGCCAACAACATCATTTGCAACGAGATTAAATAGCTGACTTAATATAGGATCGCTAACCACCGAAATTCCACCAGCAACGTCATCCGCTATAAGATGCTGAGATGTATCTTGAGCTATTGTTGGTTCTCCAATTATTGGACTATCCGAAACAATATCTTCCCCTTGAAGGGCGAACGTTTGTGCAATTGTTGGATCTTCTACAATAGAAAGCCCAGATATAACATCATCACCAGTTAGCGCATACTCTTGCGCTATCGTTGGATCATCTACAATAGGTGTGCCACTAGAAATATCATCAGCAGTTAAGACAAAAGTTTGGGAAATGGTACTTTCTCCAACATCTGGTATACCGCCTATAACATCATCAGCCGTTAAATCTTGTGTTACTTCTTGCGATATAGTTGGATTACCAACAGTTGGTACTCCGCCTATAACGTCATCTGATGTCAGAACAAAAGTCTGACTAATTGTTCCTTCTCCGATAATTGGTACTCCACTAGTTACATCATCACCTTGAAGCGGGTATGATTGAGATATGCTAGGATTCTCAACTACTGGAATGCCAGATATAACAGCATCTGCTGTTAGAACAAAAGTTTGACTTATAGTAGGATCATCTACATCAGGTATACCACCTACAACATTATCACCTTGAAGTTGGTATGATTGAGATATATTTGGTTCGTCGACATCTGGTATACCGCCTAAAACATCATCACCAGTTAAAGCAAACGTTTGCCCAATGGTGGGTTCGTCGACATCCGGGATTCCACCAATGACATCGTCACTAATCAAAGCAAATGTCTGACTAATTGTGCCTTCGCCAACAACTGAAATACCAGATATAACATCATCACCAGTTAGCGCAAACGTCTGAGCTATTGTCGAATCTTCGACTACTGGTATTCCACCTACGACGTCATCAGCCGTTAAGTCATAACTAGTGACTTGATCTATTGTTGGATTCTCAACAGAAGGAATTCCACCTGTAACATTATCAGCTGTTAGAACAAAAGTTTGAGAAATTGTTCCATTACCCACTATGGGTACACCACCGACAACATTGTCAGCTGTAAGATTTTGAGTAGCTGGAGTATACGTTATCTCAATGACTAATTGATCATCATAGAAAGATATAGCAGCACTAGCATTATTACCATTAGCTAAATAACTATTTAACTTTATTCTAATACTTGTATTACTAGCCTGATAACTTGCTCCAACAGATTGATTAGTTAATGGACCAGTATTAGTCCATGAACCCTCAACTCCTGTAGCAGATCGTCCTGACCAGAGCGTTGCTATTGTCGTTGTATCACCAGAATCTCGTATTTCATATGGTCCAATAGTACAAGTATCACCAACATTCCATTCAGTACATCTTGTACTAGCGCCATATAATCTTACATCAGTTACAGTAGCTCCAGATGGAACTCCTAAATCTTCCCATGTTCCAGACCAATACCAGTAGTTCGTCCCAGTTTTGTTCCTACCAAAGACTCTGCTTTTTAATGCTCCTGATGGGTTACCAACGCCACTATCATATGATAAAGTAACATCAGTACTCCCAGGAACACCAGTAAAGCCTTCAACGGTAGTAGCAAAAGGAAAAGAGGCTTGTACTGTGGCCATGGATCACCTCTTAAGTTGTAGGATCTGGAAGCTGGATATTGAAAGCTGTCAAAGTGAATGGACTACCGGTTGCAATTGATAACGAAGAAGCCAAGTTACCACTAACCAGGAGCTTAGAAAGACTGTCGTCAGTCAAAGCAAACCATGCAGCAAGTCCTGCACTATCAACCACACCATCACTGATTGCACTCACAGTAACTTGTCGTCCACCACCGGCGCCACCATCAGTAGGACCAGTAATAGTCGGCGAAGCTTTTGTGCCTAATTTATAGGTTGAAGATGCTTCGGTGAAAGTTGTAGGCTGGGAGGAGCATATGTAAAGATTTTCAACGACAGTTGTCAATTGGGATAAACCTGTATCGAAAATGTCGTCATGAAGGATATCAGCCATTTGTTATCTCCTTAATAAAAATTATAAGAAAGGTAGAGCCCTAGAAATATATCCAGGACTCTACACTATAGGTGGGTTGCTATTACGGCGTGAAAGCCGCGATAACCGCATCAGGAAGTGGCAAATTAGGATCGGTTGCCACATCACCAAAGAGCACGAGTTCGAAAGCAGCCAGGTCGGTAGGATCAGCCGTACGGGAATCGATAACGATGCTTGCTGTAGCATTGTAACCAGTCACCGCGGGGGGTGTAGTTGCAAATTCCCAGCTGAACGTAATCGCTTCGGGGCTATCATTGACTGTCTGATAGGCTTTCTCGGAAGGAGAAGCCTGGCAGCCATAAACCAAGTGCAGTTTATAACCGTGATCTTGCCCGTCGACATCATTGCCGACCAAGGTCTTGTAAACGAACCCAAATACCCCACGAGATTGCTGACCCAGGATAACACCGGGTTGCGGTTCCACACTGCCGTCAAGCAGAGCGAATTCATCGGGATATGTATATGCCTCAACAGTCAAAGCAAACTCTTCCGCAGAAATAAGCGTTAAGTACTTGATGTTATCAGCATACAGAGGGCTCGGTTCGGCGCCACTTGGATTTTCGCTAACACTAATTAGACCATTCCAAGCGTATCCTACAGGATAGGCGCCTGTACCATCAATGGGGTATACGACCCCTTGATTTACGCCGGTTTCATAGAATCTGTTACCGGCATCGTCCCAAACTAAAGCAGTCATTGGTAAAAATCTCCTTATTTAAAAGAATAGTAAAAATATGTCGTGGTTTAAACCATCCGCCGTAAAATGTCTGTCGAATGCCACACTAGGAAGTTCGGCAACCCGATCAGGGATATCGCTATCGGGATTTCGGTCAATAACGGTCAACATATATCTCTTTTTGTGAGAATATGGATTATTATTAGCATGATCAATGCGAATATCACTTCGATTGTAGACAATACACGGATATGACATTTGGATTGTTGGAGGAGGTTGGAAATATACAGCATCAGACCCCAAGACTCCTTCTAAAACGGTTTGAAGCTCGAGTCTACTAGCCATGATATATCCCTCCAACATGCAGGATAAGACGAGGACGCTGAATCTCAATACTCTTAATCTTCCACTTTATGTTTTTCCATAAAATATAAGTAAGAAACTCAAGATTCTCATAAGCATATACATCTGCAACGATGCTAAAACGGTTGTTTATGTTCAGGTCATCATTGACTTGCTGATCTCTAAACTCCCATTTTTGGCTATTACGGAGAAGGTCACCTTTGTAATCCCTCTCCGTAACAACGTCCGTATACACTCCTGGCGAAGTTTCCTCAGACTTAGTAAAACCGATCTTTGCATGAAACTTTGCCATTAGAGCCTCCAATTATTAGGTGATGGACTGTTCCAAAGTAATTGCGGACTTGGGAACAACCAGGGCGCCGGAAATCCGGGTTTCGATTAGGTATTTGTACTGGTTGTAGTCGATATCGAAATCGTCAAAGAAATTGATTTCTCCACCACGATCAGCACCAATAGTGTAATCGGCCAGGTTTACGATGATCGCGCGCAGGTTGTGCGTTGGAGTTGTATAGTCATTCTGGACACCCGCCAGAACAGGAACCTCAACAACTTCGCTTACGCCAAGCTCAGCAGCCAATTCGGCTTTAGTCTTGAACATGCGATAGCCATCGGTATCACGCAGAAGTAACCAGGAAGTTACCAGGGATGGAGCAGCATATAGTTTTGGATTACCAGATCCACGATACTCGGTGCGGGCACCAATAATATCGTCGAGCATCTCTTCGGCTGTTCGAGCAAGAGCTACCTGGACATTGTGAACGTAAACAGCGTCGTC